CATTCATTCGCATGTAATTTCCCATTCTTTTTTTTTTTATTGTACTCACGTTATTTTGTGGAGCATAGATGGATTTGAACCCACAAGTATTGCTACTCTGTCACTGGTACTTGAACGTTATTTTCCCATGACATACTTCCATTGTCGCATACCCAAGACTCGAACTTAGGACTCTCCCTTAAAACGGGAGTATGATACCCCTTCACTAATATGCAATATGTGGGGTGGGCTGGATTCGAACCAGCGACCACGAGCTTAAAAGGCTTAAGTTGGATTGCTGTAATTAATCTTATCAGATTAAATTTTTTACGTGCTCTACCAACTGAGCTACCACCCCATTTAATATTATCCCATTCGTGCTTTTCTGATGTACGTTTATAACCGTAGCACAGGCGTTTTGATAGTACTATACACAATCCGCTTACTTCTTCTGTATAATATCAGCTTTGCGAGCTAATCCTAAGTATTTCTACCCTAATATTAGTGGAAGAGAGTGGGTTCGAACCACCGACCTTAGATACTCAACCGTAACGCATATCTGCCGATTTTTTTCTACGCTCTGAACCAACTGAGCTACTCGACCATTACACAACTCTTACAGGACTTCCTACTGGTCTTAACCGCAGCATCGCATTTAGGTCAAGGGGACACGCCATTAATTTCAAGTTGTGCGTTTTGTGGATGTCATTAGGTGTCGCCACACCTTCTGACTAGCTTCCCCTTAGCATGGGAAAATTTCGGCTTGCAATCACCAAATCCGTCATGTACACCACGGTACTTCCGTTAGTGGTGCGAGGTGGGTTTGAACCACCGACACCTAGATTTTCAGTCTAGTGCTCTACCAGCTGAGCTATCACACCATATTGGCTTATCAGTGTATTTCTCCGAATGTTTCAAAGGTGTGAAAACTTACATCACCTTGCCAATGTTTTTAATTAAATCAATGAACTTGTTTTTTCTTTTGCAATGATACTAACAATTTTAATACCTGTCAAGTAAATTTGTATTTATTTTTAATCTAAATACAAATCTAAATATATGATACAAAAATTATCATACCACATACCTAACTCCAAATAAAAATTAAATATATCATCATGACTAGCATTCTCTAATCTGTTGATTATTCCATTAGCTATTGATTGTAATATTTTTATTTTCATACAACAAAGGTACTAATAGTTTTCAAATAAAACAAGTATATTCAAAAAAAAAATCCCGAATAATTCGGGATTTAATTTTAATAACGCATTAGATGCTTCATTTTTATTAACTGTTCAAAAAGTTTATGATTAGTAAAGTATGTTGGTATGTCCTTTATAAACACATACCCTTCATGTTCTTCACCACTTTTCTTATTTGTCATTTTTATATAGACTTTACCATCCATATGAAACTTTGTTCTATCAATATCAATCTTAACCAATTCGTTTTCTATTGTTTTAGCAAAAGCATCTTGTCCAAGACTAGATAGTGTATCATTAAGTAATTTAACTATTTGTGATTTAAGCTTAATTGTTCTATTATTTTCACCACTATAATCTTCTTCACTATCATCATCTTCTTCGTCACTATCTTGAAAAGCCAAGGCTTCTTCAATCGCTTCTTCAATCGCTTCAGTGATTGAATTTTCATTCCCTAAGTTAAAATTATATCCAGCTTCGCTAACTCGTTCCCAAGCTTCTTCGTATGACTCTGGTACATCGTACCCACTAAGTATATTTTCAAGTAAATAGATTACGTTATCGATAAATGTTTGTCTATCAGTACTAAAAAATTCATGATTAGGTATAAACATTAAAAAAGCTGATAGGTTAACTTCGACATCTTCCCAATCTAAATAAACAATAGACCTTACTTTTGTTCTGATTTCATTCCATTCTTTTTCTTCTGATGCATCTCTAGCTTCACCATAATCTTCACTTATTTTTTGTTTAATATCATCTTCTGATTTTTCTAATAAATCTACAATAGTATCAACATCCCAACCAAGACCAACTGATTTAACTTCATTACCCAATGTTGGATTATTTTGAATTATTGTTTCAATATAATGTTTGTATGTATCAGTAAGTGCTTCATCATCACCATCAAAATAATCATAAGAACTACCATACCCATGAGCTCTATCATCAAGATTATTAAAATAACTTAATTTATCATCATCTAAATTATCTTTGATATAAGCACCGTAATCTGATGTATCAAAAATTATATTATTAGTTCTAAATGAAAACGTAACACCTTCTGGTAACATTGATTGTAATTTCTCAATCGCTGCCTCATCATCATTTTTAGCTGCTATTACTAATTTTTTAATTGATTGATATTCATCACCAAATTTATCTGGTAAATGTTTTTCTAGTAGCTCAAGTTTATCTTCACCGTTGGTATGAACGAAATCATTAATAGCTGATGATGACAAAGATTCTAAATATGTTTTAATATCACTATCAGATAGTAATACCAATTCACTATAATACATTTTTAATTGTCTTCTATCATAGCTATCTCTATTCATGTACTCATCAAACTTACGTTTACTGATTTGAGCATATCGTTTAAGAACTTCTTTTTTTGGTTTAATAAAAGCAAATTGTTCATCATCAAGACCAATACCAAATGAAACATATAGATTTAATAAGTCGTCTGGTAATGCTTGTAATTGACGAAGAGTTATTGGTCTTGCTATAGTTGGGTAGATATCTAAATAACTACGTTTATCTTCGTATGATAACTTTTCAAATTCTTTATCACCAATACCATTTTTAAACTTTTGATGTTTCTCTCTTTCTTCTGGAGTAAATGGTTTTGGTTCTAGTAATTTATGTAATGGAGCTAACTTAGGATTTATCTTAAGAATTTGTTTCCAACTCATTTGAGTATCACCATCATTATTAGCTGACGAAACAATATATTGCTCAGAATCCAGGTCTTCCATGTTTACGTTCTTAGGAACTTGAATAACAAAGAAATGGTATTTATTTTTAAACTGACCTTTGAATACATTCTTAGCCATATTCCAAATACCAAATTCTTTTTCAGTTGCTGGTAGGTTTTTAACAAAATAAAATGCTGGTTCATATGGCTTGAATCTATATGTATAAAACATATTAGAAGAATCAGAACGAGCTACACACCATGAATAAGGAAACTTACCTTTGTACTTAATACAAGCTCTTGGATTATCAGCATAAAACAATTCAATATTAGCATCTTTAAATATTGGTTCACCTGTAACTTCAATTGTTTCTTTTGCATCACTTTTACCGATACCAGAAATACCTTGTCTTTGACCACTAACATAATCAACTAATTGTTCTAGTTCATGAAAATCTGAATAAGCATCAATGTCATTTCTTCTTTTTGGGTCAACAGAAATGTTTAGATTTGTATCAAACATTTCTTTATATTTTTTATCTCTAATATGCTTAAATTTCTCAATATAAGATTTAACAATATCAGAATCAATTCCTTGGTCTAAATATCGTTTTGTTTGAGATTTAAAATCTTCAGCTAGTATTTGGTTGTATATGTTCCCTAATTTCATTTTATATGTTGTTTATCAATAAATATCGATAAAAATCATAAAATGTCAATCGTTTTTAGGTTTAATAGCCAATTCTTTATTACCTTTGGTATATGCTGGCCAAAAAGGGCAATGTCTGCAACCACTGCCACAACAAGTGCTTCTTTTTGCTAGGTATTCTTCGGTCATAATTATCTGCCCCTTTTCTAGGTAATAATCTACTCCTTGTATAAATTTAAAATCGTTCATATTAAAATTTTTCTTCAAATGAAAAAACATGTTTTTTGTGTGTTTTATTAATGCCTCTACAAACTTTAGAAACTATATTCCAATCAAAACCATCTTCAACTGTAAATCTAGCACACTCATATTTTTTAACAAATACACCATCGATAGTAAAACAATATACTGGTTTTGCATTAGGGTTTTTTTCACCAGTTCTTTTATTTTTAAATTCGTTAGAACGTTTACTACCAATTTTTTTATTGTTTTGTTTTTTTATTGTTTCTGGTGATAGTTTTTTACCATACATTGGATTATTTTCACCAACATGTTTTCCTTTTCTCTGTTTACTCATTTCTAGTTTAGATTTTTCTGAATGTGTAAACACTCCTTTCAACCCCTTATTCCATGGTATTAGACCATAAGAACCATCCCCTCCATCTGTCATGTTTTTTAGTTCAAAACCCCACGCTCTAAACTGACTTATCCAATATTGTTCTAACAAATCACAATTTTTTTTGTCACCAATATCTAATATTTCAAGTATAGGTGACAAATTTTTATTTTTTAAAGATTTAACCCAAGCATCTTTTTTGCTTCGACCAGTACATTTCAAATGGTCATTCAACCTTCTATTTATCCTACAAGTTTTACCAACATATTTAACTTTTAACGTTAAAGGGTCACTTAATGTATATATCCAAACTGTTTCCATACTAATAAATATATCGAACTTAGGATAAATGAATAGTTTGTTTTACTTTTTTCACTATTTGATTGTTAAAATCTAATAATAACGATTCTGGTATTATTATATTAACACGTTTAAATTCATCGAGTAATTCATATTTTGTAAAACTTCCCTCTGAAATACCTTCAGACCACATCTTAACGTGTAACCCCCAACTCTTCTTACCTATAAGTATGCCAGTTACAATATTTGGATGCCGAGTCTTTATTAGACTATTGAATTTGTATTGACCATTATCATATTTTCTAAAAACATTTTTACCTTCTATTTCGTTTATATCAAAGTCAATTGGATTGATATTACTACCACAGAAGGTAAGTATACCTTTACGGTATGATTGTAAAAAGAATGTAAAGATTTCATTGAAACCTGGTGAATATTTTTGAAGCTTTCTTTCATGCTTCGTTCCGATTTCTACCTTACGTAATTGTATACGTTGGTGCTTGGTGCGTCCAAGCCGTTGCCCCCTTGACTGTTCATTTTAGTGAATTTAATTCTTGTGTTAATTCTGCAATCTTACGTGTATGACCAGCTACCGAAATTTCTTTCGTATCAGATGTCTTTTTGGTAAGAGCTGTTCTCATTTCAGTTTCTAAATATTGGATTCTTTCTTGAAGCTTTGCTTTCTTTTTGTCTAACTTACTCATCATATGTATTTTAACATTCTTTTTGCATTATAACATAATCCATGTTATAATGCATTTATTTTGTGGACCCAGTGGGATTCGAACCCACATCCTTCTACGTGCAAGGCAGATGCTCAGCCAGTTGAGCTATAGGCCCATGTGGCAAAACTTTTTAAAGAGTGTTTCGCCAGCTCATCTCTATTACCAGGTATTGCCAGATAAACTGACAATACCCTATTTTTGCTTATGTTAGTGGCTATATCTATTACCAGATATTGCCAGATAACTAAGCGGTCTGTACGGGAGTCGAACCCGTTACCCTCCCCGTGACAGGGGGAGACTGCAACCGTTACACCTACGGACCATTTGTGGAGCAGATGGGAATCGAACCCACCTCACGCTGATTGCAAGTCAACATCGCCAAAGCCTTGGTACATGCTACCCCAGTTTCAATATTTCTTTAATTTTCAGTTTGCGGTCATTGAAAACCATTTCTGCTAGCGGTCTAAGATGGGAGTCGAACCCACTTTGTTTTTACACGCTACCGTGACAGGGTAGTGCACCAGCCGTTATACGCCCAGACCATTTTATTCAGCGGCTAGTACGGGACTCGAACCCGTGACCTTCGCAGTGACAGTGCGATATTGTTCCTCTCTACTAACTAGCCGTGTATCTGTCTTTCCAGATTGTCATACTCAAAACTCATACTAGTCGTAACCTAGCTTGAGCGTTTGTCATCCCAAGGGGAATTGAACCCCTGTTTTTTGGTTGAAAACCAAACGAACTAACCACTATTCGATGGGACGTGGTATTGCATACGGGATTCGAACCCGTGAGGAATTTCTTCCATCACCTTGAAAGGGTGACGACCTAGGCCGCTAGTCTAATGCAACATGTGTGTGGGCGGCTGGATTCGAACCAGCGACACCTACGCCTTCAACGTAGTGCTCTACCAACTGAGCTACACCCACAAATTAAATCCAATATGTCAAACAACTTTTTGGTGGTACTTCTCGGTTTCGAACCGAGTCCTCTGGTTTTTCAGACCAGTGCTTCTACCAAGTTAGCTTAAGCACCATATGTAACAAAAAAAGAGCTGGCGTTTCGGCCAGCTCTCATCAATATGTATTTAACAATTACGTTAACATTTGACAATAGTTGACCTTCCTTGGCTTCTATCGGCCTCGGCAGCAAAAAATGCAAAATCAAATATGTTGTTAACTGTTCTCATTGTTTTATGTTTTTGGGTTACCCCGTTTGTAATAAATATATAGCTTTTTCTAATTGTTACACAAAGGTACTAAACATTTTTGGTAAAAGCAAGCTTTTTTTAAATTATTTTTAAATTAATTTTTAGAACTGAATTCTTTTGGTGCTATACCTGTTGTTTTTATTATATTCCACAAGGTAGATTCTTTTGGTGATAAACTTACCATATCACCAGTACCTCGGTTAATCCAACTAGTAATTAATTTAAAAGTTAATTTATCACTAACACCCTTGATATATTGAGTCAAGAATTTTCTTGATATTTCCTTACCTAAATTCTCTCTAATTAATGTTCTAATAAATTCTTTCATACTTATAAATATCACTTATTAGCTAAAAATTCTTTTAATTTCTTTTGTGATATCAGTTCTAATAGTACATCACCATGACACTTATCTGGCTTACAAAAACAACCAAGTGCCTTTCCATATAACTCATCAAGACTATTCATCAACTCTGGACTAGCAAGAACATATTCTTTATACTTTGATAATGCTTCTTCCTTTGTATCAACAATTTCTTTAGCTAGTGTTGGTCGGTCCTTTATTATTGTATAAGGACAACCCCATTTGCTTCCCCTACCGATGTAAACATCATAAGGTTCTTTGTTCAGATTAACTAATGTTGTCACAGCCATGTGACCAAAGAGAGACTCGAACTCTCACGCCTTGCGGCACCAGCTTCTTAGACTGGCGTGTCTACCAATTCCACCATTCGGCCAAATTCAAGATAGTTTTGTGGGATTGAACCACTGGATTTATGTTTGAGATAAATTTTTAACCTTTTATTTGCAGTAACTATCTTTTAGTAGGGATAGGGAGACTCGAACTCCCACGTCTTTCGACACTGGCTTCTAAGACCAGCGTGTCTACCAATTCCACCATATCCCCATTTGTTTTGCAAAGGTACTAAATGTTTTTCTATTTTGCAACTTTATTTTTAAATATCTTATTAAATAAAACGACTATTTCATTTTCTTCAACTCCATAAAATGATGATAATACATTTAATGTTTTATCAGTTATTGATACATTACTTAAACCTACAATAAAACCACGAGATTTCATCAAGTCTAATTCACGTAAAAATATTTTTTCAATATATTCCATTTTGTAGGGGTGGTCGGAGTCGAACCGACACGGGCTTCACAGCCCACGAGATTTTAAGTCTCGCATGTGCTACCAATTTCATCACACCCCCATGTATATAAAAGTGCACTATAATACACTTTTATAAGTATTTTTCACAAAATGTAAGTATATTTCACGTAAATGTGCAATATAATACACTTTTGGTAGGGATAAACGGACTCGAACCGTTACGCCTTACGGCACTTGATTTTGAGTCAAGCGTGTCTACCAATTCCACCATATCCCCGTGTTCACTTTTTCTGCTTGTTCATGATTCGTGAACAAACCAATTCTATGAACAAGCTTCTTCCAACTTGTCTTCAGCTTTTTCCTTTGCCTCATTAAATGAAGCTTCGCAAGTAGAATGTAAGAACTCCCCATCAACCAGTATAGCTGAGCATCTGATTGGCTTCTCGCAGTGTGCACAAATAAATTCCATTTTATTTTTTTTTAGTTTATATTATTTTGTAGGAAATACTGGAATCGAACCAGTTCGACTGCGATGTAAACGCAGCATACCACCATTATATGCATCTCCCTTATGTTGGAACTGAGAATTTCGAAATCTCGACTTATACCATGTCATAGTATTACTCTGCCTCTGAGTTAAGCTCCAATATGGTAGGTTTTACCCTACCTTTATAAATTGTTCTTTTTTAATCGCCATTTGCATCCATCTGATTAGTTCAGAACCTTTCATCTCAGCTTCAAATGGTGTACTACCTAAATCTTCAGAAAGTTTAATTATTTCTCTTTCGTCTTCACCTTCTTCAAATGGCTCAATATAATCAGTTTCAACTACTGCTATTGGAAATTGATACAATGCATCCATAACTACAACGTTATAAAACAAATCACCAGATTGATAATGACTAAAATAAGCCATATTCTTTGACTTATATAAGTCTTTCTTTATTTCGTTGATATCAAACATAACCGTTCTCCTTTTTCCATTTATTATGTGCTTTTGTTATACTCCATTCAAATGATGCACCTGGATGAATAGTGTTTGAATCTTCTTCACTGAAGCCATTTTCAACAGTAATCAATGAATCTTCTTCTGGGATTCCACCATTGTATTTACCAGCACCCTTCTTGTTTTCAATGTTACCAGTTGATGGGTTATAAGAACCCCAATCAGTTCTGATACCACCCTTAGGTTCGATGAATTCAACATAATAGTTTTTGTTGGTGCCATCAAGCATACGGACAATTAATCTTCCTGTTTCATCTCTGTTCTGTAAGAACTCATACGGTGTAATCTTTGTTTTCATTTTGTTTGTTTTTTAAAACGTTATTTTGAGTCCCCTAATGGATTCAAACCACTGTACCACCGTTTGCAGCGGTGTGCCTATTCTCTCGGCCAAGGGGACATATTTATTCTTTTTTATCGTCACAATTTATTCCTTCTTTACAACACTCCCATTCGCCAGTTTCTTCATTCTTAATCATTCTTCTACATCCTTCATAAAGGTTAGCTATGTTTTCTTTTATATGACCCTTAAGTCCATCAAGGAAACCTAAGGTTTCCCATTTCCTAGCCATTTCTTTTACTTTTTTATTCTCATTTTCCATGAGCTGATGGCCAGATTCGAACTGGCGACTCTCTTTCGAGAAACAGTTTTGCAGACTGTTGGTTTAAGCCTCTCACGCCACATCAGCATATAAAAAAAGCCCTTCGGATTAGGAAGGGCTTCGATTGTTTAAGTTATGTAATTAACTAACAAGCATAGCCCACCCTGTCTACCACTAGTAAACACAATAAAAGGACTAATATTACGCTTGTTGTTCTCATTTTCTTTTTTGTTTTTGGGTTACCCCGTTTGTAATAAATATATAGCTTTTTCTTAAAGTTACACAAAGGTACTAAACATTTTCTAATAAAGCAAGTCTTTTTTTGTTTTTTTTTATATTTATTTTATATGAAAGACTTAATCCGTAAATACTTAAAAGAGCAGATTGATGAGGTGGAAATCGCTAATCACTCTTATGAACGTGCCGAAGAACGAGTTTGGGGTAAGAAAGATTTAACTTTTAGTAAATCACCTTTTTATGGTGTAAATCCAGACCCACCAAGTCTTGGTAAACCAGCATGGGCTGACCCATCAAAGTATAAAACAATTAACGTTCCAATATCTGGTGGTGGTACGCTTGATATCCCAGCAACTGGTAGAGTCGAAGATATTTTTCGTAAAATTGATTTTATAAAAAATAAACTAAAAATTAATGTGGTGGATGAAAAAATGTATCCAGAACATAAAAAAATATTGACCGATGGTGACAGCATTATATTAGTTATTTCTATTGGTACAAAAAGGGAATCTGGTGCAAAGATTTGGGGTAAAATATTAGATGGTGTTGTTAAACCAAGTATTGATGGTGGTAAATTAGTTACAATTCAATGGCAAAATCAAGAAGACTTATCTTCATTAGGTTCTAATAGAGAAAGTTCTAACGATAACCCAAAATTCGTTATTGATGTCAATTATCTTATTAAAAATAATATAACTGTTGTTGATGATAGTAATATTGAAGATATTGCAATGTTTCCTAAGAAACAAAAAGCGTTAGATAGTGACGCACTTAAAAAGATACAAGACGAAAAGTTTAAAAAAATTAAGTTAACTGATGGTTCAATAGTAAAATATTTCCCATCAATTAACAAATTTAAAACAATGGCTGATGTTGATATTAAAACTGATGATATTTTTCATTTATTAGACCAAGGACTTCAAGATACTGTTCTGGATAATCTTTAATTCTTTTTAGCTAATTTATATAATCTTTGTATTTCTTTAGTGGTTAATAAACAAATATCACCTTTTTCAGTTATTAAATCTAAAAAATAATTAACATCATCAGAGATATCTAACGTTTTTTTAGCTTCTAAAATCGGTTGTTTTAAAGATTCATCAACAATACCGTAAAGACTGATATCACTGATATCAATAATTTTAATATCAAAACCAGTAAACTCAGTTTCTAATTCTTCAACCGTATGGTAAGTATCAATTAACATTACATCATCATTTATCATTATTTTTTCTGATGTAAAACCTTTCAATGACCAGTCAATAAAATCAATAACTTTATCCATTTCGTTATCGTATTCTGTGATGATTAATATCTTTTTATATTCTTCCATACAACAAAGGTAATAAATCTTTTCCAGACCACCAAATATAATTTGACTATTTAACAAAAAAGAATTATTATTGTTAATGGGTTTTGTATATTTATTACTATCAATAAACGATTACGGAGAAGAAGTTTACAAAATCGGTGTAACTAAAAGAAATGTTGATACTAGGATTCGTGAATTACAAACAGGAAACCCTAATAAGATTAGTGTTCTTCGTATCTATGATAGCGATAACTACCTTAAGGTTGAAAGATGGATGCATCGCAAGTATTTTGATTCTAAGACCGAAGCTAAAAATGAATGGCGTAACCTAACCAATGAACAAATAATTTCATTTTTAGAGGATTGTAAGAGTGCTGATGAAACCATCACCATTCTTAAGAAAACAAATCCTTTCTATAAGTAGTTAATAGTCTTTTGTTTCAATTAAGATACCATTTTCGTCCCATCGTTTACCATGAGTCTTGTTTCCATCAACATAAACAATTTCAAAAAGCTTAACACCTTTTTCACTATATGTTTCCCAAACTCCATGCTTTTTACCTTGTGAGAACTGTGCAGTACCAACTATGATACCCTTATCGTTATATCTTGTCCAAGTTGAATCTTTCTTCCCTTCAGAGGTTAAGTATCCAACTTCTTCGATAGAACCATTACCATTAATAGTAACGATTTTTTTGTCTTGTGCGTTAGCTTCTAAAGCTAGTATCAAGAATATTGTTAAAATCAAATTTCTCATGTTATCCTTTTGTTAATAAATACTTATCTATACTTTAAATTCAATAAAAAGTTACGTTTTACTAAAAACTTAACATACGTATAGATATGAAAACATTAATATTATTAATCTGTATACACCTTCAAGTAGTCGACTCTAAGACTAAGGAAACTCTTCCAGCTGTTGCTATTACTACAAACAAGTCTATTTATTATTCAGATTTTAATGGTAATGTAAGTATCCCAGATGGTGAAAAAATAGTTAAGGTCAGTCATATCGCATATAACGATTTAACCGACCTTAACCTAAATACTGACACTATTATCTCTCTAAAAGAACGTTAAGCTTCCTCTGGTTGCTCACACTTACAAAGTTCATAATAAACCCTAAGGAACTCTTTCTTAGCTTGAATAGCTGTAAGGCACTTAAAAGACATATCATTCTTTTCAACAAGCATATCCCATTCTAAATGAACCATATAGGTATCAATCTCCTTTATCTCTGGGTGATTATATGGATAGACAAACCCAAACTTATTAGCTATTACTTCCATCAAGTGATGTTCATATTCTTTATACTCTGGCATCCTAGCTTTAATAGGTGTCGGCATATCTAGCATATAAGCTTCACTAGCATCATGAAGTAATGCAACTAATTTATTCTCTGGTAATGCTCTTTCACAACAATGAATGCTATGTTGTGCAACCGAATAATGCCTATCTAAATGACCAGCAAATCTAGGTTGCCTAGCAAGACCATGTGCTATATCTTCAATACATAGCATTTCTGGTTTTGGGTCGAAGATATTGATGTAAAGCCCAGAATTAGTTCTGATACAATCCTTCGGTGTGTCTTCTATTCTCATATTACTTTTCTAAGTATGAATCAAAATCACTATAGATTTGTTCTACAGTGTTATTTATGATATAATCTTCGTATGTTTCGTCTCCGAAAATACTTCCAATAACATTTTTAAAACCTGTTAACGCATCGCCAAGTTCTTTACCTTTAAAACCATATTTTCTCATTACATCACCACCACTGAACTTAGACTTGATGTAAAGGCTCTTACAGTATTCGTACTCTGCCTTACGGATTTCTAAATCCAAGTTAGCATAAGGGAACGCTTCAACGATTTCTTCATTATAACATTCCTGTGATTGGTTGAATTCAAATAAGTGGTTATCATCACGTACATTCTTATCCATCCATTCAAGAAACGACATATAAGACTTACGCTTTAAGTTACGCTCACGATTAATCTTATTCAATCTAGATAATTGAAACATTTCCCAATTGAAAAACTTACATGTTGAGATATACTCAAAGATATCCTCTAATTCATCAAACCCTTGTTCCCATCTTTCATAAGACAGACCTAGGAATTTGAAGATGTCTCGGTAATCCTTTGAAATAGGAATACGTGCAATGTTACCACCTTTAAAGTAATGCTCATACCAAAGACCTTCTTGACCATACTTAAGACCGAAGCCTTGTGCTATACGCCCAATGAAATTACCAAGGTCATTATATGACAAGTACATTTCATTAGAATCAAAATGTTCTGGAGCAAGTGTAATAACGTCTACCTGTAATTCTTTGTAATCAAACGAATAACAATTTCCATTATGGAAAATCTCATTTGGTTTAAAGGTTTCAGTAATGTAATCTCTTACGTTACGATTGAACCCTTCCATTGATACAATAATATCCGCATCACCGAATGACTTCTTATTCTTGTAGAATAATGGCATTGCCACACGCTTAAAGTCTTTCTTTAGTATGTCTAGTAATTCAACGCTAATAACGTCAAACTCTGCCCTATCGTATCTGCGAGTCGGTGTATTTTTAAGTGCTAATCCTCCCATTTTGTTTCAATTTATTAATCTTCAATAATACAAAGGTACAAATAATTTTTGTAACTACCAAATTTATTTTACATTATCCATTAGAATTTAAATAATCGGCTTCATGAATATATCATCGGTTAGTGTTTGTACGATTTTTTATTATATTATAAATTATTGCGTATGGTATAAAGATTGGTGCTGTTAGTAGTACTGCTAGCCATGCTCTTGCAACATAAAAACGTCTATTAAAGGACATCTGTTTAACTTCAACTTCATGTTCACACCCATAGTGGTTCATCAGTATCTCATACCTATGGTTTCCATCTAATATTTTATTATCCTTAGATATCTTTATAATTCCTTTCTTAGTATCGTAATTATTGATTACGTCACTAGTCATTTCGATTTGTTCTTTAGTCCATTTGATTTTTCTAACGGATACTAAATCACCTAACTTAATTTTTTTATTTAACGACACTCATTCTAGGTTTAAATTGAAAAGTCGCATCATAGGACTCATTATATCCTGGTTTGTCGTAGGATACAGACCAACCATACTGACGATAAACTTCTTCAAAATCCATCCACTTATTAGCATAGATTTCGTTCTCAGTTACACTCGCATCAAGTCTCATGATTTCAGCAGCGATATCTTTTTGTCTGATGGTGACTGAACCGCCTCGGAAGTTTTTGGTTAACAAATTGTTCACTGCGGTGATGACTACTGTAGGGATAATCTTCTCAAGATTAGCCATGATTTCGTCTGGTCTTATTGGTTTTATTTCTGACATATTACAAATATACTAATATTAAATGAATTAAACAAGTTTAGGTTGCATATAGCATTGTCTCTAGAGCTATCTCTACGTATTTTGTTTTTAAATTTTGTTTACTTTCTAGGTCACCGTCCCACGCTGGAAACATTTCTTTGATTGCAGCTTCTTCTGGTTCATCACATGTTAGTAGCGTTGATAATGACATCGTAGATAATTCTAAGTTATCAGATACAGTATGCATTGCATGACCACCCATACCACTTTCTTCAACAAGAATTGGTAGGTCACCATGTTTCTCTTTTAGCTTTTCCAGCTTACTAATTAATTTAGAAATTTTCATCTTTTTTTAGTTATAGTTTTTCTTTTCAATTCTCTAGCTAATAATAACTTTGCCCTCTTAGCACTGATTTTATTCAATTCGTGAACATCACTAGTCTTAACTGTAGCGTGTAAGTATTCCGAATGTTCTATGTTAATTTCGTTAGCATAACCGATACTCATGTGCATACCCCAATACGGCTTACCTAAGCCTAGTTCTTCTCTGATACCTTGTAGGAGACCTCTTTCTTCATGCGGTATGTTAAACCACCATGTACGACCATCTGTGTGTGGATTTAAGTCGATTGTGATTGGTATAATCTTACCATCCCATTTAGTTTTAACAGCTTCCCAAGTTTCTTCAATTTGTTCTGTTGTTTTTGTTCCGTTGATGCTTAGGTCTTTCATACTATCATTGATAAATGAAATATGTGCTCCTCGTAATGGTTTGTTTAAAACCAAGTTATATCTTCTATTTATAAACCAGGAGTAATAGTCTGTGATATCACCATCGATGAATACCATAGCCATCTTTTTCCATGAAGATTGACCGCTATGTTTTTTTGTCTTGTTCTCTGGTTCGAACCCAATCTTTCCAGTGAGTGTTAGTCTTTCGTTCATTTCTAATATCATTATAATTCATAGATATAAATCCTTTATACGGTTTAAATGTCTCTGGGTTATATATTGTTTGTGTTGTTTCATAACCAACACATTTAAGAACACCTAATAAATCATCAGATGATTTAATATCTGATTTTAAATCTCTAAGTATATCAGAGTCAATTTCTCTAGCTAACTCAGCTGATAACATTGTTACTAATTGTTCTTCAGCATCAAAACCACATTGTGCTTGTATATCACTGGCCATTTCTACAGACCACTGTGTTTTAAGCTTATGTGTGTTATACGCTAAACCCCATTCATCTTCATGTAATCCATTAAGCTCAGACCAATACTTGAGCTGCATTACGCAGAACTCTTCATCATGGCTAAATATCTTACCTAGACCATATGCTATTGACCTTCCCCACTCATGTACATCATCATACTTTGTGAAGAACCTATCGTCTTTAATAAGATAATTCTTATCAAGGTACTTAAGTAATTGCTCTTGTTTTTCATTAAAATCCACATACAAATATATGTCATTTTAGTGAAAAGTAAATTGTTATGCTAATCTAAGTCCTCTTAAAAAATCTCTAAGAAAGACATTCTTAGGTCCACCAACATACTCAACCCATTTAGTATATCTCTTAGCAGCTTGCTTCTTAGATTCAGCTTCATCTAGGATATAATCTGGGTAATCTTCTCGGTTGAATACTCGTTCATCAACTAAGAAACAAACACCTGTTAATGCATCATTCAAATCTGGCTCATAAAAATCTTGAACCTTAACCCCATTAGCTTTAAGTGTCGATAAATGCTTGTTAAGACTACCAAGTCTTTTCTTGTTGTTATTAGTTGTTCCACCGTTAAGGATGATAAACGTCTTATCTTTTTTAGCCCATTTCTTATACAACTTAAGCATGTCTTTATGACCATCAAGTGATTCACGATAATCAACAACAGCGTGTCCGTATTGGATACCTTGTTGAATTGGACTGATGTTGTACGGTACTAAGCCGTACATTCTTAATTCTAATTTATTTTTCATTATCCAATTTCTATTAAATGTGAAACAGTACACTGCTCCCCTTTGTAAATAATATATTCATTGTTTCTTAAATCAGCACCACCCTTAGCAAATACACTATCGTACCCTTCTTTCTTCATTACCTTATCAGATAAAGATGAACAACTTGATGTGTGATGAAGGATTTCTTTTTGTTTACCTACTTGTACATCAAATAAAGCTAAGAATGCTTTATCACCACCACCATGTGCCCAATAAGAACCTCTTAATGATGTGTAACCAATTGATTTCTGAGCTTTATCGGCAAAGTAGATACCATCACCGAACATACTTCCAGTATGTACAGCACCAGATGGTCTGATAAGCAATCCTGTTTGAAGGATATTAAACCAGTTCTCGTTTCTTGAACCATGCCAATATAGTCGTTTCTTTTTAACTTCAGCCTTGGCATAATGAGCATCAAATTTAACTTGTGTTTTGCTATTAATAACTTTATACACTTTCTTCATTTGATTTACATTTGACCCCATTAATTTCTTAATCAAATCAAGCGTTGTTTTATCATTCTCAACTTCAATTGATAAACCCATTTGGTCAAGTATAGTAATTTCCTTACCTTTTATTTTCTTACCCTTAGTTTCAACAGCATCAGCTTTAGCTTTTTCGGCAGCTTCTTTTTGTTGTTTAATCAATTGTACCTGTCCAGCCATTGTATCTAATGCTGATTGCTCGTTATCTATGATATGTTGAGCTGTAGATAATGAATCTTTGCTAGTAATAGCATACATTAAATGGTCTTTAACATTATCCATTCTACGAGGGATAATTGTATATAATTTCAATAATAAATCGTTTACATGTTTAATGTCAACACCAATCTTTACTAACCCACTAATTTGTGAGATAACATCTTGTGCCGCATTAACTTGTTGTTCAGATACGGCTTCTTGTGTAACCTTGTAGTTCTTTTGGATTGATTTGTTTGCAAAAGCCATTAATTCTTCAATCAACTTCTTTACAAGTGCATCTTTGATAGCATCAACCTTATTATCTTTAGGTGCTGCGTTATCATCAATGATTTCTTCTTTTGTGACTAATAAATCAGTAACATCAGTATAACCTTTAGTCTTACTAAGTTTCTGTTTAAGTACACTATCCCATTTGTGGCTTGGCTTAAATTCAGTAACTAATTGTTTCCCTACTCGACCATATTCGCATTTAATGCGACCATCGGATAGTTCTTCCATTATGTAAACTTTATTACTGTTATCAGTTTTGCCGTTATCCACACTAACGTGGATAAGCTTTGCGTACTTAAGACCGTTTTCTTTTGTTATCATAAGACAAAGGTAATATAAATAATTTACTTCTCCAAATCTTTTTTCATTTTTTCTAAATAAGGCTTAGAAATATCATCTGGACCTTCATTCCAGAAATTAAGATTTGGTACTAATGATTTAACTGGTTCATCTCTGAATTTAATTTCTTTCTTTGGTTCTGGGACTGGTTCGGGTTTAGGTGCTGCACGTTCTTTTAACATGAATGGTGCTTTCTCTTGGCACCAACGAATATAGGATGGGTCATTTTTTCTGACCCACCCATATGTTTTACAATCGTGTTTACCACCCCTAAATGTAAAATTGTCGTCCATTACAAATCTTGATTGTCTGGTGCTATATCACATACGTGACGTTTCCACCAATTTTTAATTGCTTGCTTAATTTTTGCTATCATGTTCATCGTCCTTAGAATCTAAATCACTGAAATCAAATCCGTTTTCATCATAATCGTATTCAACACAAGGTGATGGCCTTCCACGTTCATCTAAATGAATCCAGAATCCTTCTTCCTTGGTAATCTTATCAATGTACTCATCACCAGCATGTTCAACCCAAGCCCAATCAATACCTTCAATACCTTCTGGTAAATCTTGTGGTAAACCTTCTTGAGGTTTTGAATAATGCCAATTACATGAACAACCTATCTTGTTATCATCATCCATTACGCAATCATCGCAATGAAAAGGATTTATACCATTACTGTATCCAGGCATATATAACCATACAGCATCTTTTCCGCAATCACATTTTTCTTTAGCCATTACCAATTTTTTGTTACATCGTCAAACAATGTTGGATTATTAATTATCCAAGCATAGAACATTGATTGCATGTTTGGTGGAACCATGTTCCCATTAATGTATACGACATCAGTTACGATTTCGAGTTCTTGCCCCTTTGGAAGTGGCATATCTTTGCCAACTTCAGCAGCTTGTTTTAGTCTATAGACTCTATTTTTTATCATATCACAAAGATACTTCTTAATTATTATAAAATCAACCCTAGACTGGTAGTTTAAAGAACATTTCTCTAACCTTTGTAGATACGTATTTACCGATATCTTTAGGTTCAAGTTTATTAGCTACCATAGTATCCATTTCTTCCTTTAGGATATCACTAACAATCCACTTCATTAATTCACCTATCTTTTTAACATCAATAGGCTCACCATTAATGAATGTCTTTTCAAGACCTTGATTGAAACGGCTTTCAGTTACTGCGTATTCAACAAATTCTTTGATACTGTTAATCTTTTCAGTATCAACAGCAGCTAGTGTTCTAACTTTACTAGCAGAGTGTTTTTCACCCTTAACCTTGAATCTATGAACAACATCTTTGTATTCACAAGCCCATACGATACCTTCACCAATACCAGAGAAACCAAACGCTTTAGCGACAGGGCATTCTTCTTCAACAGCGATAGTTAACTCGCTCAATTTGTTTTGAGACATTTCTGGCTCATTAAAATTGATATCCATTTCCCAAGTTAGGAAATCATTAATGTTATAAATTCTAGCTTGGTTATTTCTTAAGTAAGTTGAATCTACCCAGTATGCTGGATTAGCTTTAGCAGCTGCCTCATCGTCTTTATCTACGATTGGACTAATCTTAACACCAAAGATAAAGAAAGACTTAGGTAAGTTGGTAATACCAACACCTTTTTGAATGTTACCACCACACCACTCACCATAAATAGAAATATTATTCAATATGGTATCAACATGTGTTGTATCAATCACTTTATCAATTAAAGAACAGAATTGTTCTTTATTACTTTCAACAAAAAAAGCAAACCCAGCATTATCTTGTTCTGGTGTGATTATATTCTCACGAGATTGAGCCCATAACCCATCAGCTGAATTGTAACACACACCAGCATTTGTACCATGTAATTTAACAGTACCTTTGAAAGTAAGTATTGGTTTTAATTTATTATGGTCATAGATTGCTTCACCTTGTTCGTCAAGACCAACAAAATTAAAACTTCTATTAACATTGGAAACAATATTTCTAAATTGCTCAATGCTTGGGAAACTAATGTGTTTTTTCATTTATTTATCTTTATTTTTAACGTGATGACCAACCTTAGCGTTTAAAACAGAATTAAAATCTTTTTTAACTGTTGCTTCTTTTACAATGATATTTGTCTTATCGCTAATTGCTTCAATTGCTGATATACGTTCTAACCCATCTCTACGAGCTTCATCTTCAAATTTAAAGTCTGGTTTAACATCCCATTTAACAGCTAAACCTAACTTTCTTAGTGCATCAACAATCTCTTGTGATATCATTGTCTTACCGCTATTGTACGGACCTGTTACAGTAATGTGTATTGTATTCTCCATATTATTAGAAATTAAGTGTTATACTTGGTGTGATATAGTTTACACCATCCCAGTTGCTATAAGTTGCACCTAAACCAAGTTTACCAATGTTATAACATAATCCAGCACCATATTCAATAAACATGTGTGGTGTGTCTATATATCCACCATATCCAAGGATAAAACTACCAGACACATTACCAATCGGATATGAGGCGAATGTTTTAACTTCATAGAAATAGTTTTGGATATTATCAGACTTAGAACCTAATCCTTTAAGACTTCCACGTCCCAATACAACACCAAGACCAAAATTACCTTTCATAATACCACCTTCTAAGCCAGTATATGAACTTGAATTGAAATCACTTGAATTGGTTACAGAAAGACCATAGGATAAATAACCTGTAATTGGTGATTTCTTTTTACAACAAGAAGTTGAATCTGTTTGTGCAAATGTTACAGTACTGATTAGGCAAATTAATGCGATTGTTAATAATTTTTTCATTTTATTCGTTTTAGTAAATTAATTCGGGAACCATTTCCCTTGTGGTGTTGTCTTTCAATAAGACTCTGTATTTAACATAGTAGTTGTACTTCCCACCACCAATCAGTACATCTTCTATTACCACCCTTGACGAATCGTTCTTCAGATAAACCATATCACCAATCTTATGTTTCAATTGGTTTGTGGCTTCATCACGATGAATCATCGCTTGGGTAAGTGCTTTGTATTTCGATAATTCACCATTCGCTTTATTTAACGAGTCAATTTTTTGACTAGAAAAAATGTTTTCAAGTGTTTTATCATTTAATTCTTTTTCGTGTTTCTGGCGTTCCTCAACGCTACTTTTAATCGCACCTACAAGGGCTGAATAATACAACCATAAAAGACCAATCGTTAAAAGTATACCTACACCGTAGAATATGTTCTTTCTCATTATGCTAATTTCTTAGATGTAAGTGTTTTTGCCATTTCTTCAATTTCTTGACAAGATTCAAGCGTATCACAAGTATTCTTGTCTGGTCTTAATTCAGTTACCGATGGATGTTGTGTTGACCACCCTTTATCAGTCTCAGAAAGACCGCAACATCTGATTTCAACAATAGTCCCCATAAGTTCTTTTTGTCTTGCAGTGATGTCAGCCATCATTTCTTCGGTCATACCAGCTGGGGCTGTTTTTAATTTACCACACTCTGACTCTAATTCAAGTACCGAAATAACATTTTCGTTCTTGGTTCCTTTGGTACCATATTTGAAACCAACGATTCTTAAATCCATTGACATTTCAAGTTTCATCTTGATTTGGTATGTCGGCTTACCATCTTTCCAACCAGCCTCAGAAGATTTAATGATTGTTCCTTCAAGACCTCTTTTTTGTGCATCTAAGAAGTGTTCAATAGCCTCAGCATAAGTTGTGATGTAGCGTGTTTCAACTACTTCAACTTGTTCAAGTTTATGATTTCTTAAATTGTGTTCTAAGTTTGTGAACCTATTAGCATAAGGTACGTCTGACTTAGCATCAAAATATTCTTCAACAGTAATCTTATCCCATACTGTGAAACGCATTTTATCTAATGCTTCTTGCCAACTACCATGTTTTTCTTCGAAAGCTTCTAATTTCTTTTGTGTTTCCTCTGGTGTACGGCTATTGGTATTCTCAAGTATATCCATAATTGAGTTAACCATACCATTAGCAATGGTTCTCTTGTAACCATCAATGGTTAACTCACCATTAAGTACACAATCATCAAGCTTAGATAATTCATTTAAAAATTTAGCACCAGTTAATGTTGATACTTCACCTTGTCTTGAGATTAACTCAACTTCGTTACTTCTGATGATAGCATTTCTGTAAGTCCCATCAGCCTTAATCTGTGAGATAACGACCTTACGTTTTTCAAATAACTTAAGTGCTCCTTTCTCAGAGAACGACTTAGCACCTTGATATGGTGTTTCTTCGATAAGCTTTGGTATAATCTTGTTAATACCAGAGTCCATACCGATTTTTAAATCCTTACCAATGATACGCTCAATAACGATAGCATCATCTGTTTCACAAGTTCTTAATATTTCTTTTAAGTGTTGAGTAGCCTCAGCACCAGTAACCTTACGGCTAGATAACAAATCTAAAGCCGATAACGCACTTTCAAGTGTTAGTGTTTGTGTGTGAGTTGCTAAACGACTATACTCTGGTATCTGTTTAATATAAAACTTGACTCTCGGAGAGTGTGCTAGATAAATTACTTTTTTAAGTAATTCATTGTCTTTATGCTTGGCTAATTCTTTGCCTTTATCGTTTTTACCGCTGATAGCAGCGATTGTATTTAAGATGTGTCTAATACTCATAGTTATTTTATATTTTTATTTGAATTTATTAACTGGACATTCATCAATTAATTCTTTAACCCACTCAACAAAAACTTTTTGTGGTTTCATTTTTTTATTAGTCATAGTACTGTGTTGAATACTCATACCCCTCATATAAGATTGACTACACATAGCCTCAACTTCTTTTTTATTAAATGTTCTTTCCATAGTTGTTTTATTTTGTTTGACAAAGGTAAGTAATTAATTTGATTCTACCAAATTTATTTTCAATAATTTATCTAAATGACTCCACATAAGTCGAGCATCTAATGGTGTGTTTAAAAATAAAGCACCTTTAAATTCTTCGTATTCTTTAGCATACATATCAATCTTACCGCCATGCTCAATATTAGCAATTCTATCAGCTAACTTAAGAATGATAGCATCTGGGTTACCAGCAGTCTTAGGTAACGTCTTTTCTTTTTTCTCTTTACGAGTTCTACCTAATTCATCAGTAACACAATAAACCATTTCAGCTATATCAATACCAAAGTGTTTTTTAATATCGTTAAATGATATACCATCATCTTCGATACTATCATGTAGGTAACCAGCAACGATAAATTTACCAGAGTAACCAAAACGCTTGATTACATCAACAACATCATCCAAGTGTTTTTCATATGGGAATATTTCATCATATGATTGGTTTGAATG